TTTTTTACCTTTGATTTTTAATTCTTTGCATTCAATTTTTACAGCTAGTTTGCTGTCGTTAATTTCTTCTTTGGTTAATAAATCTAAACTTTTATAAGCTTGATGATAACCAGTTCTTACACACGAATAATGATCCTCAAATTCGAAAGGCATTGTCTGTGTTGAAATACATTTTGGTTCATCAATGAATAAACAAAGATGAAGTATTAGTACAAATTTTGTCATTGTAATACTTGGCGGAGTATTTCATCCGCCAAATAAAATTATTTACTACTCGACTGTGTAATAAACCCAACAATGAATAGAGTTACTTATAGTAGCTCCACCAGTTGTGATTATAATATCAGTTTCCGCAGTTGTTCTGTAACCCAGACCAGTCATCGCAGTATTAGCAGCTGTTGAGCCACCTAACATTGATTGAACTTGACCAGCAGCATTCCATGTACCAACAGCAGCTAAATATCTGTTATCATCTCCAGCATCTCCAACAATTAAAGTTGAAGAGCCACCTAAAGCATCACACTTTAGAATAACATCCATTATAGTTGCATTGGCTGGAACTCTACCAATAGTTATGTCTGATCCAGATGCTAAAGAAGAAGCTTCATAGTTATCGTAAGATACTCTGATTTTTCCTCCAGCAACTTCGCTATCCGATTTAACAATAGGAGTAGCAGTAATGTTTGTGTAATTTACACCTTTAACGCTTGCCATGATATATTATCTCCTTATTGATTAAGCTTCGTGAGCTTGGATTGATACAACTTTAGTTTCTTCCATTCTTGCAGATCCAACAGACATACAAACATAAACTTGAGTTGAGTAGCCTTTGTCAGCTCTCTCATCAATTCTAGTTATCATATCTTTTCCTAGAGCAAGTTTTATGCCATCGCCAACGTAAGCAAGACATAATCTTTTAGAAGAAGCGATTGAAAGTCTGTTCGATGTAATAAACTTGAAACCCATAAAGGTATCAATTTCTCCATGAACAAGAGCTTTAACCGTATTAAAGTCACTAGATGTTACAGAAGTAGTTCCTAACAAATCAGAAATTTGTCTTGGTCCTACAATCATAAATCTAGGTAGACTTGGATCAACGTCAGCACCATCGAACTTTTCTTTTGCAGTTCTTAATTTTGCTAATGTTAAACCATCTGTTCCACTTTCAGTAATTGCCTGACCACTTGGAAGAGCAGTTGATGTACTTCCAGTAACGCCAGTAAAAGCAGTTCCAGTTGCAGCTACAATTATTTCGTCATCCATTGCTCTACCTAGAGCAAAAGCTGCCGCTGATGCGTAGCTACTTGTTGGATCGATTAGAGATCTAACTTTATCTTGCGTGTCGATAAGGTCAGCATACTCGTAATCAACCAACGATACTCTCCGTCTAGCGTGAGGTGTGTCTAATTGAGGTGTATCAGAATGTCTGCTAACTCTTTTTTGAGCAGTAGCGACACCAACTTGTTCAAAGAACGCATTGTTTCCTACAACATTCTCAACATCAACAGTACCTCTCAAAAGAGAGCCTTTTTGTTGCGATAACATTTGAACATTATTTGAATACTGTTCAACGAACGCAGTAGTAATTTGATTTGACATTTTTCAAATCTCCTTAAGTTGTTGTTGGTTAATGTTAATCGATTTGATTGCCTCGAAAATTCGAGATCTCTTCTCTATATTTTAAGACTACAGTTGGTCTTTAGTCGAAGCGGTCTTTTTAGATTGTCGCTTTGAATTTAGTTTTATAACCCAATCATAATACGATTGAGCTTTTGAAATAGGATCTGTTACTCTTGCAATTTCTGGAGCAAACTCTACAGCCAGTCTTATACATTCAAGTCTTATTTCTTTGTCATCTAATGTATCTAAACTATTCGCCATTATTTAATAGCTGTCTTAATTTAAATACTTCACTAACAGTTCTGTCATGATTAGGATGTTGTTTACTCCAATAAGAAGAACCTTCTTCAGTTAAAGATGCAATTTCTTTTTGTAAATCTTTAGCTGTTGAATAAGAACTATCGCCTTTAACAACTTCATCTTCAGATAATTTTTCTGCAAGATTTGAAAAAGCTTTTACTATCGCAACATTGTCTCCAAGTTTTGAACCATCTTGTAAGTAAGTATTTTCTAAAAATTCATTACCTAATGTTGATGATGCAAGTCTCTTCGCCTGGTCAAGTCTTTTACCATACTGTGAACCAAACTCTTGCTTTAGTTCGTTCTCTGTACTTAACCTAACTTCAGCTGCTTTTTCGTCACCTTGAACTGAACTGCTTTCATTCATATCATTATAATACTTGATAAGACTTTCAGCTTGTTGAGGTAACAATCCAAGTTTGTGAGCGTGTTCGTTAAATGAAGAAATCATTTCTTTATCGACCTCTCCTTCCTTAAAAGAATATTTATAATCTTGAGGATTTTCTGGTCTACCTAATTTATCAAATACCGCTTTCCAATCTTCATCAGTTGCAAATTTATTAGGTACTGGAATTTTATCAGAGCCTACTATCTTTTGTGCTGATAGATAAGATTTAACAAAGTCTCCCATATCTTTAAAGTTAGATAAGGATTTTTCTGTTTTATATTCTTCAGGTATTAAATCCTGAAAATTACTTTGTGTTGTTTGTTCTCCAGATAATACTGAAGTTGATTGATCCGCTGTAGTCTCTACTGCTGGATCAGATTGAACTTCTTGTTCAGTTGTCTGATTGTCCATCGGTTACTCCTTATGTGGTTTAATCATCGCTTTAATGAAAATCAAAATAGATCTTTGACCTTCAAAGAAAGCAGTTTCGTAACTATTATCTTTTGAAAATGTAGATACAAACTCGTGACATCGTTTTTCGAGATCACTCAAAACTTGTTTACCTTCTTCGGTGTCGAAAGTAGTTTTATAATTATTCTTTAATTCTATTAATTTTTTATTGTGTTGGTCCATTTAGAACTTCTTTAGCTAGAGGTGCTGCATTTTTAGCCATTTCACTTTCAGCCATTTGTTGCTGCATCTGCATTTGTTGTTGTTGTGCTTCTTGTCGTTCTGCTCTTAATGCTTGAACTTCTTTATCACTCTTAATCATTCTTGCTGGTAATCCTAAAGTCTGAACAATTTGTTTAACTAATCCGTTTTCATCCAGGTAATCTTGAACTGGAGCCATTTGAGATATAGATCCAAATATTTCTAAGCCTCTCATAATGTTTTGTAACTCTTGACCTTTCTGAGCTAAAGCCATTGGAGATACATACTCTATATCAATCTCTTGATTAGCTAATATAGCTGGAGCTTCTGCAAATAATCTATTCCTTAACATGATTAAAAATACTCTATTGATCATTGGCTCTAGTAATTCACTTTGTATTCTACCCATTACTGGACCAAGTATTCTCATCTTCTCTTCATTTCTTTGAAGGACCTCTGTTGCAGTCATCGTTCTATTTTCTTGAACTTGTAACTGATCAACATGAAACATTTTAGCAATAGCTTCTCTTCTTGCGTTCTCGGCATTTAAAGTAAGAGCAGTATTTTGACCTATGTTTAAAGGTTCAATTCTATCTCTTGAACCAGATCTATAATAATTTAAGCTTCCAGGTGTCATTCTAATTGGAGCTAACATACTGTCATCAGGAACTAATAAAGGTGGATCTATTTGTTTAGCAGCAGCCTTTAAAGAATGTTCAACCATTTTGTTTAAAACTTTAACATCAGGTAAAGCATTCATAGCTGGAGATCTTCCATAAATTTCTGTACTAGATTTTAAGTATCTTGAAACAACATATGGATTTTCATTAAATCCGCCTACTGAAATAATATGATCTGTTGAATGCTCAAAGTAAATACTTTGGAATAACATATTCTGTTTATCTTTTTTAGAACTATCATAAATACTTCTTGGTCTAACGATATGACAGATCTCTATATCATCATAAGGATGTGTTTTAAAAGTTTCAGTAACTTCTTTAGATACATTTTCTATTCCAAATTTTTCAACAACTTGATTAGCAGTAAGTTTAAATTTTCTATAAACATTATCTATTAAACCTTTTTTATTTTCTTCAATGTAAATTTCTTTAATATGTCTAGCTGAGAAACGAATTATATCATCTTCATCTTCTTCAACCATTAAACAAGAAGTTCCAAATGCAATTAGATCATGGTAGTTCTCAAATATCTCTTGTTGAAAATTAGATCTTGAGAAAGCTAAATACATTAAATCTACACTTGCCTCTAACCATTCTCTAGCCTCATCGCTTTCATTTAATGCAGTTTCTTTAAATCTTAATGAGAACCATCTATTAGCAGATGATGTAAGCATTCCATGTAATGAAGCAGCTAGTAGTTCTAAAGAATGTATAGCAGTAGCATCATAAATTAATGCTGATCGCTTATCTCCTCTTGATCTATTTTTTGTAATCTCTGCTTTTCTGGGTAACATTAGATCTGCAATTTCTTGCCAATGACTTTCCCAAGTAGATCTCTTTTCCATCAACCTTGATAGATTAGATTTTAATTCTGATGCTAGTTTTCTAAATTCTTGCTGTTGCATTATTTTTTCTTTTTAAATCCTCGTTTCATTGCTGAATAAGATTTTTTAGATATTGTTGATTTCTTTTTAGATCTGGAAGTACCAGCCTTTTTTCTCTTATTAATATTTCTATAAAGTGACATTAGCCTAGTAGAGTTTTCTTACTTAATGTTGGATAATCACTAACACCAGTAACAGAGGTTAAAACCGTATTCTTTCTGCCTTTTCTTTTATTCTTTAAAGATATTTGATCATCAGACATTTCAGCAGAAGTAGGTCCTTTAGCTTTAATTAGATCAGATTTAACATCTTTATTGTTCATCTGACTTTTAACTTTTGGTTGTTCAATGGATTTCTTGTTAGTTACAGAAGCTATTGTTGGTTTATTATTATCGTCTCTATCATTATCTGGTGGAGTAATGTTTCTTGATTTTTTT